GTCATTTTCTTAAATTATTTGCCAATTAGTTCCATCACTAATTACAGTAAACGATGTGTTTAATACGCTTGTAACTATCGTTAAAGAACCATCTATTGTTTGAGAAGAAGTTGTATTAATCGTTAATGTACCACCAGTCAATTTAACGTTATAAGTATTAGTGTTTCCTATTGCAGTTGGTAGTGTTAAAGTTAAAGTTGAGGTACAGAAATAATAATAATCTGTATTTCCAGTAGCACCTGCCGTTGTGTTTATCGCTATGTTATTAATTGATTTAGCGTAACCAGTTGATGAAGTTGCCCAGCTTGCATTTCCGTTAGCGTCTGAAATTAGAACTTTATTTAACGCTTGCGTTCCATCAACTAATCTAAATCCAGTTGAATATAAAGAGCCTATTACGTTTATATTTCCGTTGCTTATAATAGCAAAAGGATTAGTAATTGTAGTAAAACCACCACTTGTAGTAGGAGAATATACATTTAACGTTCCTGCTGTTGTTATGATATTAGAACCACTAACGTGTGAATAAACAGGTGCTGTTATTCTTATTTCTTCTTGTAAAGTTATTGCACCGTTAGCCCATTGGCGTGAGCCAGTAGTAAATAAAAAGCCAGCAATATTTGCGCTTGCTGTTTGCCCTGTGTTATTTGGCTTTGTAAAAGAAAAAGAAGTTGTTGCTCCACTTGTGCTTATTCCGTTCCATTGCGCTAAAACATTTGCGCCGACGTTAGTTCCAAAAAATATAGAATTATTTGCATTTTTAGCGTATAATCCTAAATTTCCAGTATAAGCATTTATTTGACCGCAAGTCAATAAATTACTTATTGACGCAGTTCCAATTACATCTAATGTTACACCGGGTGAAGTTGTGGCTATTCCTAGTCTATTATTCACTTCATCATAAGCAGAAGTTCCAAATAGTATTTTACCTTTTGTTGCATTTGTTGTAGACGCTAAAGTTAAAGTCCCACCACTTGCAGATGAGCCGTAAATCAAAGGCGTAGTTATATCAGTCGTAAAAGTCGGGCTAGTTCCAAAAACCAAAGAGCCTGTTCCTGTTTCGTCGCTTATTACACCTGCTAATTGAGATGAAGTGGTTGCTGCAAATTGACTTAAAGGATTAGTTGTTAAAGCATCTCCAACACCGTAAACATTACTATCAACTGTGCCATCCGCTTTTAAAAACTGAGTTGATGAACCACCTGTTTTTATAAACCCTGTTGTTTCTATTTTTTTTGTTGCAACATTTCCAGTAGTTAATACTTGTTCAAGGGTTGGAGTGCCAGCGCTGCCAACAGGCTGCCAGGTTCCATCGTCTCTTAAAAAATAACCTAACGGTGATGAAGATTGTATTTTTGTTACATCAACAATACCAACAGAGTTTATTCCTAAATAACCACCATTGGCATCTTTATCGTCAATAATATTTACTACCGATTCGATTATAGAATTAAACGTGTCACGTAATCCCTGTGCCGTAGTTTGGTTTCCACCGGTAAGTACTTTACTATTTAAAAGTGCAACTAATGCAGCCCTATTTATTGCGCTCATGAAATATATTGATAACCTTTATTTGTATAAGCTAAATTTGAAACAGTAAAACTTTGTTGAAGGATAGGAGCATATTTTAATAAATTTGTTTCTTCGGTCCGAACAGTTAAAATCAATCGGCCCATTGAAACATTACTTGCATCTTCAACATTTTGTTCCCTTAATTGCATTTCTCCTACCAATATTCCTCCGATTGTTCCAGGAGCAAATAATAATGTTTTATACTGAGGATCTTCTAAAATGTAATCGCAAATACTTAAAAGACTTTCAAGTAATATTTGTGATTCTTTATCTCCTGGTTTATTACTTTCTGATGCTGCTCTAGTGAAAATGTCAATAGCGTATTGATAGGTCCCGTCCTTACTTCCTTGAGTCTTACTATCAAAAACACCATTAATAACAGAAACATTTACAAATGCTAATTCTGTTTGATCAATTGGTTTTTTACGCTCAATATAAACACCATCAACATTGCAATTAGGATTATAATTAAGATATTGATTATTTAATTCGACCAAAAGAATTTGCGCTATACGATCGCGTATAGGTTCAAAATTTCTTTTTGGAATTGTATAATTTATAAGAGCGCTCATTTATAATCTTCTAAAACAAAAACAATTAATCCGATTGTTTCATCCGGCATTTTTGATTTAATGATGTAATTTTTTAGTATTCCTGAACTATCTTTTACATCAACAAGATCATTTTTCATATCAACTTCTCCTGATGCATTTCTTACTGAATAACCGGCATTAGTTAATAAACCTTCACTTACTGATACTGTGGCATTTTTTGAATAAACAACATTTCCAACACTATCAACTCCTAAATGAATTTTATTATGAATGCCATTTATGGTAACAACTTTACCATCTTTTGCAGAAGTGAATTTTATAGGAACACCAAAATCATTGCCGTTTCCAGTAATGATTTGTAAATCTGCTATGGCTTGATCTATTAGTCCCATGTTAACAAAAAAGGTGAGTAACCTTAATAACTCACCTTTTTATTTTAAGTTTAAACCCCTTTAAACTATTTTTTTTTAACTTCAGTTTTCTTTACTTCAACTAAAAATCCTGTTTTTACAAGTTGATCAGCAATGCCTTCTTCCCATAAATCCTCCGGATATTCCTTTGTTTTATCAGTTAGCACTCCGTTAGGATAGCCAACTGATAAAGTATTTGGATGAATTTTAAAGTATTTCATTACGCAACGCACTGAAGTGTATAAATTTGATCTACTACTGTAGGAATCGCTAAAGGACAAGATTCAACATCATAATAGTGAGCACGTTTGTCTACATCAAGAAAATCAGTGAAAACAAATTCACCAACAACTGGCATCGCTCCTGGTTTTACAACTTGAGGAACTGCTCCAAAAGCTGTTTTAAACTTGGTAACTTCAGGTAATAAAATACCTAATTTTGGATTGATGTATGGTTGCATTACACCTGCTGAATCTTGGTAGTATTCAGGATAAGTCCAAACATTAACAAGATAAGATCCACAACTCATTTGACCATGGAATGCAGCACCAATAGCTTCTTTTTGTGGCGGTCTCATATCATCCAACTTTAAGTTGAATAAGTTTTGACGATTTAAAAAGATTGTGTTTTTATATAAATCTGCTTTTGCAGTATTACCCAAAATTAAATTGAATGTTCCAGTTTGAACTTTACCAACTGTACGTAAAAACACACAACCAGCTTCTAATTGATCAAAAGGATTTGTTGTTCCAGTGATCCAATAGTTACCAGCTCCCGGATCTACTTTTGAAGCAGCTTTACGCTTGAAATCAATTGATGTGTTAGTTCCAGCATTTAAAACAATACCAGTTTCTAAAACATTTTTACATTGAATTTCAATTGCACGCTCAATTTTCTCTTGAAGTTGTAATTGATTATCTACAACGTCATTGATCAATGCAGCAAAAACTGAATCATCAATACTTTGAGCAGCATACAATCGATCGTACAATTGTAATTTTGTTGCATCAAATTTCTCACGGAAATATGGTGGAATAAATAACTTTTCAGTTGAACGAGTCCATTGGTTACGATTTCCATCATCACCACGAAATACATCAACAGCAACTTTTTCAGTTCCACGTTGAACTTCAATTGACACTTCTAAAGTTGGCGAAACAACTGAAGGAAAAAATGAGCGTAAAAAATTCGCTGGCTTTGGACGTTCTTTATAAACATCAATAAGTTTTGAGGTGTATAGACCTTGCGCGTCTGTTGTCGAAATATTTGGCATATTTTCTTTTTTTTAAGTTTTAATTAATTTATGAATTGTCGTAATCAGTCATTTCATTTGAAACAACAAGTAAAATACCGGTAGTCTCAGCCATGATTTTATCTTTAATTCTACGTCCTGCAACAACTGTTTCAATTGTTTGACCAAAGCTTGTAGGGAAGAAAGAAACTTTATCTTGCGCTACACGTCCAGCAACTGTAAGTGAACATGTCTCAGTTGCACCTGCATCTAAACTAACATCATCTGTTAGGATACCACACACAAACTGAGTACCATTACTGGCAGCAGAATTAAAAGGTGCAATTATTCCACTTGAAGCAATACGCCCCATAACTGTACCTGCTGGTAAAACTATCGGATTGTATCCTGAGTTATTAATAAATGCTTCTTGGCGAGTGTAATTACCTCCTAAGAATATTTTTGAAGTATCTGTGTTTACAAATAACTGGCTACCAGTATTTAAAGTAATTGATTGACGACTGCTCATATATTATTATTATTTTAAACCTAATTTTTTATCTAAAGAAGCGGCAAATGCAGCAATCTCTTTTTCTTTTTCTGTTTTCTCAGCAGCACCGGAAGCAGTTGTTTTTGTTTCAGGATTTTCTGCTTCAATTTTTGCCAATGTAGCAGCGTTAACAGCTTTCATTGTAAATTCAGCCATTTGAGTTGCGCTTAATGGATTTCCACTAGCGATAGCTTCTTTAACACCTTTTGCATCTGCATCAATGAAAACTAAACACGCATTAACGCGATCTTTTTCTTGAGCCACACCTAAAGCTAATGCTTGAGCAAACACATCTGGGTGTTCTGCTTTTAATATTTCAATTGTCATGGTTTTATGTTTTGGTTTAATAATTTCAGTTTGTTTTGTTTCAATTTTTCCATTGTATCTTGCAGCAATAGAAAATGCGTGTTTTTCAAAACTTTCAATCTCAGCTTTAATACTTGGAGTGATTGTTATGATTTCATTGATTAAGCCAATTTGCTTAGCTTCTTTAGCAGTTAATGGTACATCAATTCTGCTATCCATAGAAAATACTTGATCTAAAGTAATTCCCTTATCTTTTACACTTTTTAAATTTTCAAATTTTGCAACATCAACCTTAGCCTCAAAAGCCTTACGAAGATTTTTATTAATGTTTGCAAGATTTGTTTTCATTGCATCAGTGAAGTAATTCTCATCACATTCAATCCAAGTTGGGTAAGCAGCACGATGTAAAAGAAATTGAGTAACATCTAATGCACTGCAATTTTCAGCATAGCAATTAAAGTATAATCCCATTGAATAACTTTTACCGTCATTCTTAACAGATTTTTTACCTTGTAACTCTGCATACTTTGCAATCATTCCCCATCCATATTCAGGAGATCCACCGGGAGTATTTAAACGAACAACAATATCAGAACTTACATCTTCAGCTAAAGCCTCATTGATTTCCTCAATGAAATCAGCAGATGTACACTCATCAATTCCTCCGTATATTAAAACCTCTGGCATATTATTTGTAAAAATAGAGGGGTAAAAAATAATTTTAAAAAAAGTTACGTTAATTGGGGAATTTATTTATACTTACT